CCAAGATTGAGCGTGAGGAGAGTACTTCGTCCTCGTACTCCGGCTCTGATTCGGAGGTGTTCATGTCATTTTTAGAGACCATTTTGAAGACGGGTGTCGCGTTGTGTACGCGAGATGCCGTTTGTATTGTTGGCATATTGATGGCGTCTACGTGGCGCGAGGCTATTACCCATTTGATTTCCCTGTGCATGGGCGATTTCTTCACTAAGTTGAAAGTGAAGGTCGCCGATGTGATGCGGGTCATTCAAGCAGCGTGGCTCTGCTGGGAGGAGGGTGATTTTGAGCAGCAAGGTCTTACAGACGCGAAGGATTTTATGGCTGCTTTTCACCGATCTCCTTTGTCCAAGCAGTTGGCGCTCCTGGCGGGTACCCTTTCCGCTATGGCCGCCTTTGGGGGTGAAGAGACTGCCGTTAATTTGTTCGCGAAGAAGACGGCTGAACATCTTGCAAAGGCTGGAACTTCCACGAACGCTATCGAGCAGGTGATTGGCTTGATGAATTTTTGGGAGGGAGCTATGCAGCGTTATGAAGAGACTGGTGATTACATGGAACTTTTTGGACGTAGTGCGGCTGATATCTTTTTAGATAAAGTGGTGAAAGCCACAGTGGCTTTGAAGAATATGCGCACTGATCCTTCAAGTGAGCTGCCAGGGCTTATCGTTCACGCCCGTAGTTTGGTTTTCCAGTCCTTGAAGTTTCGTGAGCCGCTCATAAGCTCTCGGATAGCGTTGTTGAGTAGCGCGCTGGAAACTGCGCAAGCTGCTATGGCGAAGATGCGAGTGGAGCCAGTGGGCTTCATTTTGACTGGGCCGCCAGGGACAGGAAAGTCCACCATTACGGCTCAGATTTCAAATGCAATGAGGGCTAAGCTGGGCCTGCCTAAGGGAACGGCAGTGTCTCACACTTTGCAGGAGGCTAACTTTCAGAAGTTGCCCCCGATTGTCTCGGTTCTTATCATTAATGACTGTTTTGATACGAAAGACGAGGCGAATAAATCTTCTGTTCCTATGGTGAAGATGTTGCAGATGGCAGTTGACGTGTCGTCTTTTTACATGGATGGTAGTAGCATTGAAGACAAGGCCAATGGTCTTATTGCTCCCGATGTTGTTGTTTTGACGACCAACAACAACAAGTATGTTGCATCTACCCTTACGGGTGGTATTGACAAGCTTGATAGGCGTTACCGAGTCATTCGGTGTGAGTGGACCGCGCATGCCAAGGCGTTGGCAGTAGCTGCGGGTCGCTTGGAGTATGAGATGTATCCGGCGGCCATACGAGCAGGAGATCCAGAGCCGTGGGTCGGTTACACTATTGGGCGTATGCGTAACTTGTCTACCCCTGGTACGAATACTCTTGACTTGGACATTAAGGTGATCGAGTATCAGTGTTCGAGCCAGGCCGATGTAGTAGCGTACATTCTCCGGAAGGAGGCTGCTCGCACTGCAGGAGTTGAGGCGGACTTTCAGACGTGCGACACGTGTTACATGCCCGCGGGGCATGGAGGAGATTGCATCTTGCGTGAGCCTGTCGTTGAGCGTCAAGGCGCTAAGATTAGCGTGGCTAAGGTTGGTGTGAGTCTGCGAGATGAGGCTCCGTTGCATCAGCTTTTGCATGCGGCTAAGGTGATGGTCAAGGTTGCTTCAGCTGCAGCGATCGTGCTGGTAGCCTTGAAAATTCTCAACCACTTCGCTAAACAGCAGCAAGGGGCAGCTGTGAGTCATGTGGTGAACATGGTTCCTGAGACGAGCGTTGTTCGTACTATGGCTAGTACGGCGAGTTCGTGGTTGGGTGCTGATACCGGTAGTCCGGTGGTGAGCTTGATGTGGGACTGTGAGGATTCAATTCGTCTCAACGGGTTGATTGTTACTCAGAACATCATAGCTCTCCCTAAACACTTCTTTGAGGGTCATACATATGGTGATGTGATCTTGATCACCCATGCGGGCGTGGAAACCCGTTGTCACTATCAGAAAGCCTGTGTGGTGAGTACGCCAGAGGATAAGGTGTTCCTCTACGTGCAGCATCTCCCCTCAGTGGGGCATAACTGTTTTGCCCGGCTCCCTAAAGAGCCTTGTGTCCCGTTGGAAGAGTGTGAGCTCGGCCCTCGGGGCAAGGCGGCTGTTGACGAGATGTACTGCTATTTCCTTGAGACGAAGAAGGGAGATTGCGGTTTGCCGCTAACTGGGAATAGCGGCATGATTTATGGTTTTCATGTCGCTTTCCACAAGCTGCAGCGTTATGGGATCTCAGTCCCTCTGTGCCAAGGAGAGGTGCGTGAGGTGATTAAGATGTTTCGTGGGAAGGGCTTGAACGCGCCCTTGTTTGGAAACGGAATGTCCCCTACCTTTGAGCATCATATTGCACAATGTGCTCCGGGGTTGCACCCTCGCTCTGATTTGGCTTGGATAGCGACCCAGCCGAAGTTTGGCGAGACAGACCATATACCGGTGGCCCATCAGAAGAGCTTCGATAAGCCGAGTTTTTCGGCCCAACCATCCACCGTTCATGAGGTGTTCAAATCGGGTTGTCAACCGTACGGGAAACCGTATGCTGGCCACGCGAAGCAGTTGCCTGATGGTACTTGGATGAGCCCTGTGGTGGGTCGTTTAAATGCGATGCGTCATAAGGTCGACTTGGATATGGATGCGATGAATGCTGCAGTTGAAGCGTACTTGGAGGGTATTCCCCCCACGCAGCTTCACCCCCTGTCAGACTACACCGCCATCACTGGACATGAGAGTAATGTTCTGATTAATGCTCGAGACAATGACAAGTCGATGGGCCCTCATCTAGCGATGATGGGGGTGACAAAGAAGAACGCCTTTACGCCTGTTGAGGGCGGCTTCAAAATCCACCCGAAGGTTTTGGAGGCGATAGCGGCGAGACACGAGCATTTGCGAGGGACGGATCCTGTTAATCCCACGATGGTCTCAGCCACGCTGAAGGATGAGGTTTATCCTACGGCTAAGGCGGAGGCTGGCAAAGCGAGGATCTTTTATGTGATGGATTGGGTCGACAATCACATGATTAGACGCTATATTCTCCCGATCATGGCTTATCTCATGGACATCCCGTTTCAGTCGGGGTGTGTGGTCACCATGAATGCTGCGGGCCCTGGCTGGGGCGAACTACGTAACTTTCTCGATGAGTTTGGGAAGGGTTGGGTCTATGCTGGCGACCAGAACACGTATGACCAGCGTCATAAAGCCATGCTTAATGTTTACCGCACAGTGATGGTGCGGTTAGCTGAGAAGTGTGGCTATTCCCCAGAAGACTGCGAGATGGTGGGCCGCATCTTAGATGCGGTATCTAGGTACTTCATGTATATAGAAGGGAATTGGGTCCTTTGCT